TTTGCAGATCAGCCCTTATCCGTTAACGCTAGCTCTTTTTCTAACTCTTCAATCTGCATTTTAAGGTTGTTGATTAAAAATTCAGAATCCCTTTTCTCTTCTTCAAATTGCACAACTTTTTTAGCATACATAGTCAACATGCTTATTTCCCATGCAAGACTATGTTCTACACGAGATAAACGCTGCTTCTGATCTTCTAAAACCTTTTTCAAGCTTTCTAGGTTTTCCATCTTAATATCTTCACGCATATCTACCACCCATTGGTCATTTAAATCGGCCATTGAAAGCCAAATTTTGCTTTAGTTATTTTAGCATAGCGTCCGTCAGGATGATGCCACACAATACCCTCCCACTCACACACTTTGAGATAAGCCTTAATAAGCTCATAGGTTCGCGGGTTTTCTGTGATCTCTATATAGTCATGCGCTACAAGCTTGTTTGTTTGGACTCTGTGGGGATTGTTCTGCACACCAGGCCCAATCAGCTCATAGGTGTTGTTAGGGCTTTGATGACGCTCCCAGGCCCATCCAATCAAGTGGTAATAGTCTTTAGGACCCACAGGTATCCAGTAGATGTATTTACCCCTTTCGCTCTTGTCACCACACCACACCCAATCAGGCTTAGGCTCTTTCTTTTGAACCCTTTGCCCGTCTACGATTTTGCTATTGTCGTAGCGCTTATAAAGGGTATAATTGTTGACCATACAGGCCGTTCCATCAAGCTTAGCGTAAGGGGTTCCCTCACCATCCAAGACCCACTGGCAGTCAGGATTAACTTGATCAGTAACAATCCCATTCGGATCATCTTCTGACCTCAAAAAAAGAGTAGGCATTTTTCGCATAAGGCAAATCTATCGTCTTTTTGAAAAACCCTCAAGCTAAAAAGGAGTCCTACGACGATCAGCTCCATCAAAACGCATACACTTACCAGATGTCACACGGCTAGCAATCGCATCACCAAACTTTTCCCTTAAGTCAGGGTAATTCAAATTTGTAGTGATTATCGTTACCTTTTTGTGGCGATATCTAGAATCAATCAAAGTGTAGAGAAAATCCAAAAAAGGATCGGTAGGCACACGAATAGATCCTAAGTCATCAAGTATAAGTATCTTATAATCAGACAGATTCTTACACAGCTGCGTATCGCTTTTCCATTGGCTTTGACTGTCCTTCCACTCCATATTCAGCTCGGAAAGAACGTAAAACTTCTTCTCCCACTGCTCACTTGAAAAACCCTCAAGCAGGCTCTTGGCGAAAAATGTTTTTCCAGATCCATTCTTGCCAGAAATTAAGACATATCCGGTAGGGTTTTTCAGCCATTCTCTAGCCCATTTCATCACAGGATCAGATTGATTGACATGCCGCAAAGGGTCTAGCTGTTTAGACTTTTGCTTTTTGACCTCATGGAAAAGGCCATAAAACGAGCGCATATCAGAATAGCACAGTTTTTTGCACATCCACATTCGATCACAAGGGATGTAATACCCGCTAGACCCACCACACGTAGGACAGCGTATCTCACTGGCAATCATAGGACTATCAAGCCTTTTGTTTTGGACCGCATAGATCATCTTATCGGCCGGACACTCAGGAATAAGCCCTTGAACCATTTCGCTAATAAGTTTCAAAAGGGTCCTCCATTTCGACAGGATTGCCGTTTTTGTCTTTTGTTCGCCGGTCTACTTTGGATGAGAATGATGTTTTAATGGCCTGTGAGCGCATTTCTTTGTTTAAATGATCATCGCTAGCTTTTTGCAGCCAAGTTGTCAGGAAACGCCTCCAATTGCGTTTACGGGCTTTCTTAGGGTTTGACAGTATCCATTGCTCCATACGGGCTATCTCGCGCTTAAGGTCTATTCCAGGGTAGGCGTCAGCGAAGTTCTGCATGTCTTGGGGGGTGATGCCTTGAAAAACCCCCTCGTCTGCATCAAAAGAAATAGATTTGTCAGGCGGCTTTCGCGGAGCAGATTTACTGCTCGGCGAAGAAACCTCTTTAGAGGTTTCTCTTTCTATATCTGGTTTAGTATCTGTTTTAGTATCTGGTATAGTCGTGGGGATATCCCCATCATCTTTTGGGGATATCCCTCTCTCCATTTGGGGATTTCCCCTCACAGTAAAAATTTCTTGATTTTTGAACGCATACCAAGTGGTTCGATCAAACTTATGTTTGTTATAATTGCCCTTAACCAGAACAGGCTCAAACTCTACTTCATCTCTTTCTGATTTCCTGTTTTTTCCAGTGCAAAGCCTTTCTAAAGTATCTCGAACCTGTTCACGTGTCATGTATGGAAAATGGAAGGCTATATCATCTAACTTTTGATACGACCATGTTCTTCCGTCATGTTCATTAATCCCTTTATTGATATTGAGCTGTATCCAATGTTGAAAGTGATGAATAAGAAGCGCTTCATAGACTCCATATTTAGCAGCTAAATTTATATCAAAAGTGTGATGTTGTGAGACTAATTTCACTGATGCGCCTCCAGTTTTAAATTGATTTGTAACCCTCTCTCATTCTGAACCACTAAATTTTGTTTTTTTAAAGAAAGGACACAGCATCTGACGGTTTCCCGTTTTCCGTCAGTTAGTTTTGTGATTCTATTTATGGACAGCTTTTCTTCTTTTGGTGGAACGCAAAATGAGTGATAGGCTATGCACATTAAAATCTTAAACTCAACATGAGTTAAAACATGTAACCAGTCATCGAATAAAAAGTTTGGTATGTGAGTATAAGTAGGCAAGGTACAAGACATTTTTCCTCCTAAAATTATTAAAAAAAAGTTTAGGAATTGTTGAAAGATGCCGACTGTGATAATATGTAGAGCCTAAATTGATTAAGCGTCTATAAATTAGACAATTCGGTATCTGTTATGTCTCAACAGTTCCGAAAGAGATGGAGAAGCGTCTAACTTCTACATTCTCAATTTACGGAGAGACTAGCCCATCGTGGCTTTTCTCTCCATTTTTTTCTCAAAAAATATTCTATAAGAGCACATCAACCAGTTGTTTTTTAGCTGCAAATGGCATACGCTAAATCCAACAAAGGATACATGATGGGTTGTGACATTGATGTTCTATTTGAAATTAAGAATCCTGGTGAAGATTGGAAGCCGTATGAAGATTTACCTGAACAGCTTTATCCCGACGAGCGTAATTATGAACCTTGGGGTTTTTTATTTGGTGTTAGATCCCATGAATACGATCCGCTATTTGAAAACAGGGGATGGCCAGAAGATAACGCGCACAAGCAATGGGAAGAAAAGTGGGATGGGGACCCTTATAATACTCCTACCTGGCATAACTTCAGCTATATGACACTGGATGAGGCTAAGAATATCAAGTGGCCCGAAGAGCTTAAGGGATCTTATTTCTACATATTTTGCGAATACATATGGCCGCGTCTAAAGGGTTTTTCAAAGAATGAATTCCGTATGCTTGTAAGGTTTAATAGTTAAATGTAAGGGCTTTTTCTATTTTGCCAGTATTCGATGATAGCATACCGTGCGGACCATACGACATAGATTGAAAAACCCATAAGGAAGATACAAAAAACCACAAGCGCCATAAATAGAAGGGCCAGTAACATTGCTAAAAATTCAGCCATTTAGTTCCTCTCTTTTCCATTTAGACTCCATTCATTTCCACCGATTAGCATTGAAAAACCCTCAGATGTAACTTTAGGCAGTGTGCCATCCCATTTGTCTACAGCTTTTTGCTTGATTAACCCTTCAGTCAGACTTTCGGCTAGCATTCTATTGGCTTCGGCTTGGGCTTTGGCTTCAATGAGGATGCTCTCTGATTTACCCCTAGCCGCTGCCATAATCTTACGGGCTTCTGCTTCGGCTTCTCTTAGCTCATTCTCACGCTGTTCAGCTCTTTGCATAGCCTCAATTTTTCTATTTAGGGCCGCGACAACAGTATCAGGAAAGTGAAAAGTGCCAATAATATAGATACGAGAAACATCAATACCAATCTCTTGTAGATCTTCTTTCACATGTAACTGTACATCATCTAGGAATTTCTCTTTTCCTTCACTATATAGGTCTTCTATTTTGTATCTTGAAGCAGATTTGTTAAGGCCATCCCGTATGTAATTCCGCAAGAAAACATGAGTAATTTCATCAATACCTCTCCTGTAGCGGGTAAAGATTTCGTGGACAGAGCCAGGGCGAATCCTATATGAGATGCCGATATCAGCATGCACGCCAAGTCCTTCCTGTGTCTGGAAATGAAAGCAATCATGTGAACCTTCCCAACAGTAATTTTGTTCAAATGTAGGAAACCTATAAACGGTTTTCCAAGGCGGTACTAAATGCGCACCAACAGAAAGCTCTATATCATCTACGCCCTTTTTATCACCGAATAGATTTACAACTACACCTACATAACCAGGCTGCACAAATGTTAAGCTGCTGATAAACATAAACAGAAATACAACTATTCCAGCTAAAACGAATCCAATTTTATTCATGATTTTCCTTGTGGGTTTTTCATATACTGCATTGGTTGTTAATATAGTTCAATAATTACCTTCCTGCTAAATAGTAATTAGGGGGGGTGATTTTATGAATTGTCTTAAAGGTCTTTTTCATAAGCCTAACATTACGTTTAAGTCAGATATGGACTGTAAGTGTTGCAATAACTGCAACTGCTGTTTTCCATTCCTTAGACGTAACCGTCACGATAGAGATTGTGTTCATCGTGTTGATGAAGTGGCAAAAAAAACTTTGCACAAACACAAAAAACATGTAAGCAAGAAGTAAGAATTTGCCATTCCTGCCCCTGGTTTCGACTGGGGGTTTTTTTTTGGCTCTTTTAAAAAAATGTTTTAACTGTTATTTAACCGTGGATGCAGAATCTTGAAGAAGCCCTAAGCCACGAAAAGTTTAAACTGCTGGCTGATCGTCAGTGGAGATTGAATAACCTCTACTACATCAAGGATAAGTCAGGCCAGAAAGTCCTGTTCAATTTAAACTGGGCACAGAAGCAATTAACAAAGCCTCACTATTTAAATATTATTTTGAAAGCACGACAATTGGGCTGCACGACCTACCATGCTATTCTGTTTCTCGATACCTGCTTATTCAACTCAAACGTTAATGCCGCAATTGTTGCGGATACATACCCAGTGGCCCGTGAAATTTTTATTGATAAGGTGAAATTTGCATATGACAACCTACCAGAAATTATTAAGCATATGGTTAAGGCTTTCCGCGACAATCAAAATGAGCTCCGCTTTACTAATGGTTCTGTTTACCGTGTATCTACTTCTCTTAGGGGGGGGACTCTTAACTTACTGCACATCACCGAGTTTGCAAAAATATGCCAAGATAATCCAAAGAAAGCCAATGAGATCATCTCAGGTGCGCTTAATACTATTCAGGCCGGACAATTTGCCTGCATCGAATCTACCGCAAGAGGAAGAGACGGACACTTCTTTAAAATGGTCAAAGAAGCAGAAGCCAACCAACAGGCTAAAGCAAAACTCACACAACTAGACTGGAAGTTGTGGTTCTTTCCATGGTGGGAGCATCCTGAATATGTATTACCCGCCGATACAACTGTAATACCTCACACGTTTGAAAAGTACTTCCGAGAGCTCAAAGAGATTCATGGCATAGATCTCACACCGGAGCAGCAAGCTTGGTATTACAAAAAATCGATTACTCAAGGCGACTACATGAAGCGCGAATATCCTTCTACAATTGATGAAGCATTTGAAGCTGCTAATGAAGGCTTCTACTTTGCTAAATATCTCAGCGCCGCAAGAAAAGAAAGACGGATTTGCAATGTTAACTACGATGATTATGCAGAAGTTTATGCGTCATGGGATATTGGTATTGGAGATTCCACAGCTATTTGGATTTATCAGATTATCGGTAATGAAGTGCATTTCCTTAAATACTATGAAAATTCAGATGAAAGCCTTGCGCACTATGTAAAATGGTTTAAAAAGCAGTCTTTTGAAATTGATCACCATATTATGCCCCATGATGCCGATAGCCGTGAAAAGGGTACCGGAAAGACATACGCACAACTTGCTAGAGAAATGGGCCTAAATGTGACAGTCCTAAAGAAAGATAAGAATGAAATGTATGGAATTGAATGTGCGCGTCACATGCTACATAGATGCTATTTCGATCAGTCTAAATGTGATCTTGGTATCCGTGCACTAGAAGCTTTCCGTAAAGAGTGGAATGAAAAGCTTGGGTGCTATCGTGAAAAGTCTCTTCACAACTGGGCATCACACGGGGCTAAGTCATTTATTTATGCTTGCGAAAGTATTGAACAACGCACTGGCAATAAAGGTTTAACCGCGGAACAGTGGCACGTACTACGGCAGACTTACATTTAAAATTAAGTATTTGCTAAAGAACCCTACCCCCCCCTATATCCTAGAAAATTAAAAAAAATTTTTGATACTTTGCGCCATGAGGGTACTTCATGGTCAATAGTGTAGAGGCAACATCAAGGGTCGCGCAGTTTAATCAATTCTATAATGACGCATGGCGGACTTATGGGGTTTATTACAACGAAGCTTATCTAGATCTAGAGGCTTATGCTGGACGCAACTGGACAGCAATAGAAAAGCAAAAACTCCTTAAGCAAAACCGAATGGTCTTAGAGTTAAATAAGATCAGACGCGTAATCAATCTCTACTCTGGATACGAAAGAGAAAACCGTACAGCCACAGCAGTCACACCAGTAGAGAATGGCGATGAAGCAACAGCGGATCTATTTAATGAAGTCCTCTATTACACATATTCCAAAGGGGCTGCTGACTACATAATTTCTGAAGCCTTTGATCATGCGCTTAAGACAGGTTTATCAATTGTAGGCGTCTACATGGATTATGAAAATGATCCTATTAATGGCGACATCAAGTTCTACTGGAAACCATATAACGCCATAATGCTAGACCCCTACATGACTAAGAGGGATCTATCAGATTGCGACCAGGCAGCTACTAGAGAGTTTATTTCAAAAGAAGAAGTAAAAGCCCTTCTACCGTGGGTTCCAGAATCAGAAATTGACATCCTTCCTACAGGCATACGCGACAATAAATTTCAATACCTAGGCACATATAGACAATACAACAGTCAGTATATGGCCCGTAATCTGGTGACATATGACCAATACTGGAGAAGGATCACAAAAGAAGCGACGTTCTTGCTCGATAAAAAGACGGGTTCCATTCGTGAGTGGGAAGGTTCCCCCGACGATACCGCTCTCCTTGAAGAAGTACTTGCGGAAAATCCTCAAGTCGAACTGGTTAAGAAAAAGAAAAGAACAGTTGAGCTAAGCATTATTGTTGGAGGGGTTTTACTATATGAGGGACCCGATCCTACAGGCTTGGATGATTTTCCATTTGTTCCAATCATTGCTTATTTCGAACCGCTAATCGACAACTTTGAGCTTAAGATACAGGGATTAGTCAGATCAATTAGAGATGCACAAAAACAGTACAACAGAAGACATTCCCAAATTATCGACATTATGGAGAGTGTCATTAATACGGGATACATTACTAAAAACGGTACTGTTCTCGATCCTAAAATGCTACTTCAAGCGGGATGTGCACGCAACATTGTTCTAAACGATAATGCTGATGTTAATGCAGATATACGTGAAATTTCCCCACCACAAGTTCCCCCTGGCTACCTACAATACCAAGAGATTATTGATCAAAATATTCTGGAGATTCCTGGAGGGTCTGATGAACTCCTTGGCCTCTCATCCACTGGGGATTCTCAAGTCTCAGGTAAGTTAGCTGAAGTACGCTCTTCTAACGGCTTAAAGGGTAACAGGGGGATTTTCGATAACCTTGAACAGTCCAAGCTTTACCTAGGAAGATTAGTCTTAAGGCTTATTCAGCTCAACTATTCTCCAGGCAAGATTGAGCGTATTACAGGCGATACTCCACCAGAAGAATTTTTCCTCAAGAGCTTCGGCGAATACGATGTCATTGTTAAGCAGGACATCAAAACAGCCACACAGGCCGAAGCGTACTACTATCAACTTCTACAGCTTGTTCAGCTTGGCGCACCTATTCCTTGGTCGGCAATTCTTGAATCCGCACCAATCCAAGGTAAGAGAAATCTCGTTCAGATTGTTCAGGGAATTGAAGAGCAAAATCAACAGCAGCAGCAAATTGAAATGCAGCAACTTCAAACTCTTAATGAGCTTGAAATCTCCAAGACAAATGAAAACAACGCACTCGCTCAAGAAAGAAGGGCGCGCGTTCTTGCTGACATCGGCCTTGCACGTGAGCGCATTTCAGAAGCTGAACAGAACAAAGCACAAGCGCTACTCGATCAAGCTAGAACTCTGCGCGAAATTCAGGACATGGATGAAAAGCGGCTTATGGATGTCATCAAGCTATCTGCTGAGATGAAGATGGCTGAGATGAAGGCGTCAGAGAAAACATTGAAACAGGACATGGCAAAGGCTGAGCAACTTAAATAAGGGGGAATCATGAAAAAGATGATGCCAAATATGGAAACTTACGGTGGACAGGAAAACCCTGGCTATAAACCACCTTCTGGTTCCGCGGGAGTAAAGGCTTTTGGCCCAGGCTCTCATAAGAAAAACCCACTATCTGTTCCTAAAAAAGGATCAAGCATTGGCGGGGATGCACCATACGGCGCGGCAGACAGACAGAAAGTCCAAATGCTTATGAAAAAGCAAGAGGCTAATGAGTCACAGCGAGGTAAAGGATGCTGATTTTACCGGAACGTGAAGAGAGAGCACAGATTCAGCAAGAGCGCAAGGGTATAGAGGATCAATTCAACATCCTTCTTGAGCGAATTCTTAATGAAAATGGAAACAAAGATCTCTACTGGATTCTAGGTAAAACCATCACAAAAAAGCACAGGGGGAAACTCATTGTGAAACCATTTTTGCAGGCTTGTGATGAGAAGCCTGGCCTTGTGAAGGAGAGTTTCGTTTACGAGGTTGACAATCGAAGGGGTGTGAAAACGTTGCTATGGGTGCTTCATCCAGACGGCTCAATGCGTTTACCCACTTTAAACAAAACCATCAGGGTCGCCACCTAGAAGGGCGTATAGAGTCACCATCTTTAAGGGTGTAATGCGAAGCCGGCATACGGGCGAACAATACGGGAGAATATATGACACAAGAATATGAAGAACCAGAAGTAGATACAGAAGCTGAAACTGCCTCCGAGGAAGAAGCTAATGTAGAAAGCAATGAATCTGAACAGGAAGCTGCAAAGGAACAAACTGTTCCACTTTCAGCCTTAACAGCAGAACGCAAGAAGAGACAGGAATTGGAAAACCAATCCCGCCTGCTTGCCGAATATGTGCAGAGTCTAAAAAACGGCACACAGGGAGATTCTGAAGAAGAGGACCCAGATGATTGGGCTACTCTTGCCAAGCTGAAACAAACGCAAGCGCAGACTAGACAGGAGATTGTTGAGGAGGTCTATAAAGACTCAAATCCTACAGCGGTTCAGGAAATTAACAAGTACATTGACCTAATTATAGAAAAAAAACCGTGGCTAGTTGATTCGATACGAAATGCTCCAAATAGAATCGCCAGGGCTTATGAGGTTGTTAACGACTACAAACATTTAGTCGAACCAAAAAAACAACCGAGGGGTCCTACAGATGCTGAAAGAATTGCTGCAAATGCCAAAAAGCCAGGAACTCCAGTAGGGGGTAAAACGGCTAATTTAGGCGGCGCAGAATATCTAAAGAGTATCCAAGGCACTAAGGAGTTTCGTGAGTATCGAAACAAGATTAGATACGGATAACAAATAGGAGAACACTATGGCAAATGGTTCGACGACCACGACCCAAGTGGACCCAGAGGTAAGTCTTTATTTTGACAATATCCTTCTGGACAGACATATGCCGTACTACGTTTACGGTATGTTTTCGCAGCAAAGACGCATCCCACAGAAGAATAGCAAAACCGCTATCTTCCGTAGGTTTGATAATTTGTCAGACGCGCTTACACCTTTGACCGAAGGCGTAACCCCGAACCCTGAGCAAGTTACTAAGTTTGACATCACAGCAGTTGTGAGTCAGTACGGTAAAGTCGTTCAGCTTACAGATGATGTAATCGTCACCGTCCAAGATGAGACATCAAATGAAGTGGCAGACATGCTCGCGCAGAACAGGGATAGCACATATGACAAGATAATTTCAAACCTTTTGAATGCGTCTGCGTCACAAATTGATTGCCTTAATGGTGTAAACGGTAACGCTATCACTGAGATCACTACTACTGATCTTGAGTTGGCAGTCGATTACCTTGAAGCCAATAATGGCAAAAAAATGGCGCCCAATATTGAGGGTAAAGCGTGTGCTCTCATTAAATCTTCTCTGATTGACTTGGAACTCCTAGCTGCTTAACGGCAGAAGGAAGACAGGGCGGAAGGCTTTTTAGCCACCGTGAACGACTAAGTGAGAAGACCCCAAATGGGGAAGCGATAGTCTGAACATTATGGAAACATAATGAGGGAGATCCGAAGAGGTTTCCCCGCCAGAAATGGTCAGTAGGAGAAATCCGAAGTAACAGAATTGGTAAATGCATTTGGAACAGCGCCCGTCTGGCAAGCTTACTGGATGGTAGTTCATACAGATTTGCGCAGTGATATTAAGGGATTAAGCAATTTTGAACCAACAGCGGATTATCCAACAAGACAATCTGTTCTTGAGTCAGAGCTTGGTTCCCTTGATGAAGTGCGCGTATGTAAAACCACACAAGCACCTAAGTCAACCGCAGCCGCACCCGTATACAGTAACTTCCTTTTGGCAGCTAATGGATACGGTACTCTAACCATTGATGAACAGTCCATGGAGATGATTATTAAAGGTCTAGGCGAAGGTGAGGATCCCTTGAATCAAAGAAGTACTATGGGTTGGAAAGGTAGATTTGCAGCCGTGCTTCTCGATGATACATGGGTAGTAAACTTAAGATGTACGAAAGGTTGAGGTAATTAATATGGCATTAAATGACGGATTAAAAACCCTCGATCAGGTTGTAAATACTTACGCAGGCCACTTTGAGTCTGATGGTGGTGCTTACAATCTACAGCTACCTTTCGAGGCAGATAAGATTGAGTGGTTTAACTACACGAAATACGCCACAAATAGCAGCAACTTACAGGGAGTCTGGTTTAAGGATTTTCCTGCTGGTGATGCGCTAATTGTTGCAAGAGGAACAACAACACTAACATCAACACTAGAAACTACTAATGGTGTGACTGATGCTTCTTTACCTGCGGGTTTTGTAGCACAGCAGCTTACCATTACTAATATCACAGCAGCTACTCCAGGGGTTGTCACAAGTGCAGCCCACGGATTGAGCAATGGTGATAGGGGTGTGATTACTCAGGTTGTAGGTTCAATGGGTGCGTCAGTCAATAACATGCAATTTGTTATTCAGAATGGGACCACAAATACATTTGAGCTGTTCCTTCCTAATGGTGATCCATACACAACCAGCGGTACATATACTTCTGGTGGTCAGTTCACTTTCCAAGGTCCAAGACTAAATGTTGAAAACCTACCTGCTGTTTACCAATACACACTTGGTTCAGCAGTAGTTGGTGCAGATGGCGATGAGATTTATTTCGTTGCTACTAAGTTCAACAACTACGTCGATCTTGGTGACATCACATAATGTTTGGGGCCCTGCAATTAGTGGGACCCCTTTTTAAATTAGAGGATTTATGGCCAAGAAAAAAGAAGAAGATGAACAGAAAGAACAAAAGAAAGAGATTGAGACTCTTGCAGAGTTTATGCAGTTCAAAATTGAAAGTCTTGATGATTTTGAGATTTACAATAGAGCAGCTCGTCTATTTAAGAGACCAGTTAAGAGTCCGTCTGAAGAGTATCATGAAAAGATGACTGTAAAATTCCAGCGCTACGATCAGCCTGAGAATGTACTTAAGACACGGGTTCGTAATAAGGATATTGATTGGACTGGTGCTCTTAAGCCTGGAAAAACCTATGACCTGCCGATTCCTGTAGTCAAATTCCTAAACAGCCTAGCAACACCTATCTATGAAGAGGTTGATGTTAAGGATGGTGGAGAGGTTATTCGAGAAACACAGCAAGTTGGAGAGCGACCACGATTCTCCTGCATGCCTGTATTTTGAGGTATTAAATGGCAAAGACCGCACAGGAATTATTAACAATCTTAAGAAACGTAACGGGAAGGGTTGATAGATCTGACCCGCTGTTTACTGATGAGATAATGTTGGGTTATTTGAATGATTTTATTGTTCAGCTTTCAACCCAGGATGTGCGGCTTTATAAGAATAGGACATGGTGGGAGTTTACTTTGGGTACTTCAAGTGCTGACCCTTTGCCGGTCGACTTGGATGCTTTAGGTTACTCCACCATTGGTCCCACAGCTTATGTAGCAGGCTTTAGGGTTTTCTGGTTTCAGTCTCCTGCACAGTTTTACAGTAGGTTCCCAGAGACACAGGTATACGACCCACAGCGACCAACAGATGTTCTTTACTACAATAATGAGCTTACTTTTAGAGCACCCCCAGATCAGGATTATGATGTCAAGATTGAGGCTTATGCTTACGAGATGGCTGTTAATGCCGAATCACCTTTGGCTAACGATTACCTCTTTAGATATCTGGCTTACGGTGCAGCTTTAGATATTTTTTCTGACTACGGTGAATTTGACATGCTTAACAGTGTGTTTCCGGTTTTTCAGAGATATAGAGCTTTGGTTTATGCGCGAACATACCAACAGCAGCAATATGAACGATCCAATCCGGAGTTTTAAATGACATTCGATCCAAACAGACCAAACAGTGGGCAATCTCCAGGGGTTTTTCCAGCTCAGAATCAAACCAACTGGTCACGGCTAAAGGCTATCATTAATGCTGATCATAACTTTTTAGATAGTGCAGCAGACGCGCAAGGGGCCCACAATCAGACGACATACATTGATAGAGCAGACCCTGCTTCTTTGCTTGCGGGTACGGATTCTATTGAGTACGGGAAGACAGCTACAGACGGTACTTCAGAGCTCTGGTTTTACGATGGAAACAATGCTAGACAGCTAAATTGGAGAGAAATCCAGGGTAGCGTAGTTATTCCTGCCACTTATGTCAATATTGCAGCTCTTCCGGCTAATTCATTTGGCACCATACAAATGTGGAATACAACTGGAGCTTTTATTGTGAATCAGCATGGTACTTTTGTTACGAATGGGAGCACTTGTTATGGTTACGCACAGCCTTATAATGAATCTAGCACAGATGTAGTAACAACATTCATTTCACTAGCAAACACAAACAACACTTCCGGATTAAATTTAAGGGGTAAATCAAGGGGAACTGCTGGGCTTACATGGCAATACAGAATATTTTATAGGCTGAAATGACGTATCAACCGTTCTTAGTAGCTAAAT